AATGGAGCCGGTGGGAGTCTTATAAAATCTATTAAATCAACTCATAGCGATTTTAGGGTCTGTTTTAGGTCATGCTTTTCAAAAAAGAGCAAACAAAAAAACCGCCAGCAAAAGCCAGCGGTCTAGTGTAATTAAATTTTCGATTCTTTCTATTTTGCTGTAATGAGCCCGTCAGGCTCAACAGTGAATGCTTCTTTTTCAGCCATTCGACCGTCAGGAAGTAGCAAGTACCAGCCATTATTATATTTGACAAAGCAATCTGACTTCATATCGCCATTTGTTGTATCGAGATAATACCACTTATCGTAGTATTTAACCCAGCCAGTCTGCATTGATCCATCACGGTTGAAGTAATACCACTTGCCATCTATTTTCTTCCAGCTTGTAGCCATGTATCCGTCTTTGTCAAAATAGTACCAATTTCCATCGGTATGATGTAACCACTTCTCAGCGTACATATAGCCTGATTCATCGAAGTAGAACCATGATTTGTTTTCCTCGATGTACTCAAATTCTGCCTTAGGATACGAGCAATTAGCTCTAGCGTACCAGTAACCAGTGCTGTCTTTTTGCCAGCCTTTTTTCACTTCTTCGGGTTGAGCGTCTGGATTTGTCAAACGGTAGATATAGAAATATGGTTGTCCAGCGTAATACCAGCGCTCATCATGATTGTTGATTGAGATACCATTATATGCGTAGTTGCAATGAATGATGTTGTCAGAGTCAATGAACATACCAGTATGTCCAAACGCTCCAGCACTTGCTCCACGTTTACCCCAAATGAAGATATCTCCACGCTGAGCGGTGCACTCGGTATTCTCAGCGATAAGCTCATAACCATTCTTAATGAGCCAGTCATGCATATACTCGGTATTGACCGCCCACCCAGCAGATGAAGCTCCAGCGCTTCTTAACGCATAATAGACTGAACTTGAGCAATCGTAAGAATCTGGACCGTCGCGGTCTTCCATACTATAAGACACTTGTCCTTGTCTTGCTCGCATCCATGCAATAGCATTTTCAATATTAATTGTCATTTAGCTTTTCCTTTCTCAAAAAGAAAGAGAACCCAATCGGATTCTCAAGTTGATTAGTCTTCGTTTGGTTCTGTATAAGTCAACGCTCTTTCACTATCTGAAAGTCCGGCGGTTGTCGGATCATTGACAATGCCAATCAATACAAGAAACGCAAACAAAACATTGATAAACACTAAAATTTTATCGACTGTATCGCCAAATTCCAAAGTAAGATTGAAGATATTTGCAAATGCTTGCGCAAGTAGTGCCAACGCTGGAACTAAAGCAAGCCAAAAGTTTTTATTTTTTAGTCGTACTGACCAGTTAATCTTGTTCATTATTTTTCCTCTATGATTTCTAGTTCGAGAAATTTCTCAAACAGTATTTTGATAGCACCGTTTCCGCCTAATTCAACGTAACTTTCATAAAGTCTTGAAAGTTCTTCGATTTCATGTTGGCTTGTTTTCCCACGCCGTATTGCTTTTTTTAAGTTTTCTTGCAATCGAAATCGTTGTAACCGCTGCAAGCCTTTTCCGATAAGTGAAAGATTATCCCGATTTTCTCGTCCAATTTCCGTTACTTCACTAACTGACTTTTTAAGGTCGCTAATCTCGTCGGTAAGAACGTTGATTTGCTTTTCAGTTTCTTTTGTGTTTTGAGTACTTTTGAACGAGAAATAACTTGGAATAATCACAATCAAAACGGGCGTTAGTTTATCAAGTAAAGTCAAAAATTCCAATTAAACCACCCCTTTTCTGAATAGTGGTCTATTGAACGGGTTGTGTGTCTAACTCGTTATCGTGCGTGTCTTTCTTCGGCTCAGTCCACTTCCAAATACCAAGCTTGCCGTTTTGCTCAAGGCTTGCGAGTTGTTCGAGCGTTTGCCCTTGATAAGTGAACGGCTCATTGACTTGAACCATGACACGTTTTCCTTCTTGGAACTTCTCGATGTGGTTCGGGTTTTCTAACACAAAAATTTCTTGTGCTTGGTAAGTTTTGCCAGTTTGTCCGAGGTCTACCAATTCAAGACCACGCTTGAATAATGTAGGATCCAGCGGATGGTCAACATCGGTTACTCGAACCAATACCGCCCAATCTGCGACGGCTTTTACTTCTGCGATTTTTGCGTCTTTCTGCTCAAGTTTAGCTTCGTATTCTTGCGCTTGTGTTTGCAAGTCTTCTTGAAGTTTCTTCACACCGTCTGCCGGATTTAATTCGGTAGCTACTTGGCCGAGCACCGCTTGAATAAGGACTTCGTCTGTTTCGTTCATACGGTCACCAACTAATACACGGTCAAAAGCCGTGTATGGTGCTTCTTGTCGAATTGCTACGAATGTACGGTTGTTTTCTTGTAAATACTTATTTACAACTTTAAATGTCATATATTATGCTTCCTTTTCTTCTTTATCTGCTTGTAATTTTTGAAGTTGCATTTGCGCTTCTTCATAAAGAGCTTTGTAATTTGCACATTCAATCGTTTTATTTGCGAGTTGAATTGCTAAGTCGTTAATCACTTTGTCTGCTGTGTTCATAAAATTCCTCTCTACATATTAGTTCGATAATATCCAGGTGCTCCGAGATTGTTGCGTTTAAAATGATCTTCAATACCTTTGAAATTTTTGTCAATCAGATTGAATAACTGAGCCAATGACTTATCACGAATTAGAATGTCGTTCATGCCTTGCAAGGTTTTAGATTCAGTATTAAGCGATACCCCTCCAGCGATGGAACTAGGTGAAAAAACCATCGACTTACCATAAAATGTGATAGAGGTTTGAATATTTTCGCCTTGCTTACCATTCCAGATTTGAATACCTGCCGACGTATGCTCGATACCTGTTCGACCATTTCGGTTACTCATTAATTGAGTATATGCGCTAGGCACTCCGTTGATGGCACCTTGACCGAAAATCAAAAATTGCATAGGTTTCCCAGGGAATCTATTTCTGATTCCTACTGCTTCTTGATTCATTTCAATCCAACCAGTCTGTAAATCAAAATCTGTCGTGCCATTTAACGATGATAACTTCCCGCCTCTTATAATGTTCGCCGTCAATCCCTCTGCGACAATATTCTTTGCTGATACATTGATAAGCCTTGCTTGACTTGCGTCTATCTCGTCGATGTGAGCCGTGCCGATTTGAGCGTTACCAATCATGGATTTTTTAATCACGCCGTCTTTTATATAGGTTTTCTCTCCAACTGAAATCAAGCCCTCGTTGATTTTAACTGAGCCGTCAGGGTTTAAATTGATAGCACCTAACACGTCCCCAGGGCCATTCAGAGTTTTAACAGACCACGAATTAGATAGCAGTGTCATTTGTGCCCGTGTAGCTTCATTCATCTTGTAAGCATCATCAAATTGGCTTGGTTTGTATGGCCCAGTCTTTGAACCACGGACAAGCATGATTTCTTTAATTTCTACCCAGCCATTTTTGACGATGTAAACATAAAATGGTAAATGTTTGTGATTCCCGAATTCAAAATCCGAGGACATATAAAATGTCCCTTGGAACTCTTTCCACTCGTCAGAAACGGGACTGCTTGGACGTCCGGCCGTGGCCGTGAATGCTGCACGATTTATAACGTGGTTTTTGATAATGGTGTTAAAGTCAGAATCAAGCGCACCACGAATACGATATTTAAAGCTGAGAGAATAAGTTTCTCCTCTGTAAATCTTTCGAACGTAAATAGGGAGCGTGAATCCCGACCAGTTATTTGACGTTAGACCTTGAGCTTTGATCGTAAAAATTCCGTTGTTTACAGAAACATTCACACCCTGTCTTCTTTCGTTTACTAAAACGTTTTTGTCCATTGTTTCGGAGTTCACAATCAGATTGTTATCATCTGTAACGTATTTCCCAACTTCCGTCTGAAAAATCTGGTTGCTCATAACCATTCGAGAAACATTGTTCGATACGTCATTTTCAGCGCCACCCAAAATACGCTCATATAGCTGAGCAGTTTCTTTTACACTTTGGAAATCTGCTTGATTAACCTTGCCTTCAACTTGACTCGCCATTTGAGCCATGCGCCCGTTGATGTCGCTTGTGAAACTACTAAACATCTGAACGTTGTTTGCAGTCGTTTGAGTGATTCTTAAGTTGATACCGTTCAAATCAGCACGATAATCGCTTTTAAACGTATTCATGTCGCCTAAAATTTGGTCGCTGAGGCTCTTTGCTTTATATGCTAGGTCAGTGCTTGCACCAGCCTTTTTCAAGGCTTCTTCTGCTTTGGCTTTAGCTTCGTTGCTTGCTTGTTCTGTCGCTTTCTTGACTTTATCGAATTCTTTTTCAAGCTCTGCCGTATCAAATTTTAACTTTCTAAGCTCCCACTCTGAACCGTTCCAGATATACATTTCTGTTTCTTCGCCCGCGGTCAAGTAAAGAATATCACCACGACGGATTGTCCCGATTGGTTCATCTTTTGGTTTGGTTGCGCCATAATAAACCGTGTTCTTTCCATCTGCGCTTGAAAGAGCTTTTGTAGCGACTGCCAGAGCGCTTTCTGCGTATTCTTTATTTTGTCCCACGCTGCGAATGATTGAACTTTCAGAGCTTATTTGTTTTTGAACGCTTCCGATATCGTTACAAGTGACTTTATGGTTAATCAAGCGCCCCGTAACGTCATAAGAGCTTTCAAACGAAACAATCCGAATTTTTTCTCGGAATCCTGTCGTTTCATTGATAGCCATAATATAATCACCGGCCCGTGGTTGCGTGTATTGATAGCCAGCTCGGGTTAAATCTTCCATATCAAGTTGGACCGATATCGAGTATGAGTTATCCACTTCAAATTTTAAGCGTTCTAATAGCTTCCCGGTATCTTTATACCGTTCATCTGTTATCGGTTCGCCTTCGATACGTCCATAAATACTAGCGAGTGGACTCTCATATTCGGACGTATATCGTCCCTTGCTATGATCTTCTTCATCCTTCCACGCACCAAAACCGCGTTTATATGTAATGAACTTGTTGATATTCTTTTCAATCACTAATTCATTCATATTAAAATTCTTTCGGACGACCGTCGAAAGATCCGTACCGATTTTTTTTGTAATCAAGACGACTTTTCCGGAAACAGAAAACTCGAGCCCAGCAGCTTTAATAATATCTTTAAACATTTCTAAACGCTTGGCATTTCCGAAATTATCTTTACGAATAGAATTCACTCTTACGCTTGGCTCAATCTGATATCGATAACCGCTATCTTTAAAGATGGCTTCAATATACACTTCAAAACGATGTGATCCGTTGAATTCGGTATAACAGTTCGAGTGATCAAAGTCATAAAAGAATTGATGAACGGCGTCGAAGGAAACGGAAAGATTGCGCCCTTGATCTTGAGGCTTTGCGTAAACGATAGTAAAAAATTCACCGTCAAGCTCAAACTTCCAACCCTTATCAATTCCAGATAAAACTTTATCATTTGAAATAATAGTCCCTGAGACGGAGCGCTCACCATTTACAGCATTTTTTACCGTGAATTCAACTTGTGCTCCGAAGCCTTCGCCTTTTTCATTGTAAAATGTAAGCAATGTTTCCCTCCTTCCTATTTGTACAATTCTTTAAATCCGATTATCTTGATTGTGCCTTTAAAATTTGAAGACCACCGGATTTTTTTATTCGCTTTCGGCTTAATCACGAAATATTCAAAATTTGTTCGATTGTTGACGATATCGGCTGTCGAACCAGTGAATAATTGCGTTTCTATCCCTTTAAGCCTTAATCTATCCCCTGATTGGATAGGCGTTTGGGCGTGATTATATGTAAACCATCGCCCGTCAATCTCAAGAAAGAAATTCGTTTGTTGAGCGTTGGCTGTCAATTCTACGATAAATGGAACTTCTAACTGACTAAGTGTAGCCGTTCCCGCATAATCAAACGTATT